TTAGCCAACAAATTCTAGTTTCTCTCTCGCAACATGTTCCCGCCATTCAGTGGAGTCGAATTCCCAGCTTGGCGCTGACATATCGTTCTCATCACCTTCATTAACGAATGTTACCAAGAAAAAGATTTCATCCCCTTCTTCATCATCGTCATCCTGTACCACGTTTACATCAACAACAACCAAACGTTCTCCATCCGGAGTTGTGGATACATACAAGCCTTCTTTAGGCACTTCAATATTATCAGGCATGGGTAACGCTCGCCTTTACGTTTACAAGTGGGTTAAATCTCACCGCATCTTCCAGGTAGTCCGGCGCAAAGTGCGCATAAACCATTGTTTGTAAAATACTTGAGTGTCCTAAAATCCGCTGTAGTGCCAGAATATTGCCGCCGTTCATCATGAAATGACTGGCGAACGTATGCCGCAGCACATGCACTGCTTGCCCCGCCGGCAGGCCAGGGGCGACTTCCTTCACGCATAGCCGGACATAGGGATAATTCAGATCCTTGAACAACTGTCCCGACTTCACGCCGTTGGTAATTTCTTTGCAGAGTTCGGGCGAGATCGGCACCGTTCGGTTCTTATTGTTCTTGGTGTTCAGGTAGGTGACCTTGTTGCCGATCACCTCCTCCTTCCGTAGCTTCACCACTTCACCCCAGCGGGCGCCCGTCGCCAGGCAAAGACGGACAGCTTTCAGGTGATCGCCATCGAGCCGTGCCTGCAGTACGGCGATCTCTGCCTGGGTAAGAAAGCCCATTTCCTGCGCCGGCAGCTTCATTTTCTTCATGGCCTTGAGCGGGTGCTCGCCGTGGTAATGCCCCAGTTCGATGAGAACGGAGAACACGCCACCCAGCATTTCTTGGTCAAGGTTGACCGTTTTGGCCTTCTTGCCTTCAGCAAACCGCAGCGCCCGGTAGTCGGCGAAGAAAGTGCGAGTGATCTGGCTCGCTTTGGGTAGCCCCATTTTCTTCGCCATGACACGCAATTTCTGCGCCCTCTTCACTCCATCTTTCAAATGCTGGCCATGATGGCTCCACCACAGGTCGATCAGGTCGGTTAATGGTCGATGATCAGCAGGCTTATCAAGCCACTCTTTGTTGTTCTGCGTCGCGATAATCCAACGCTCGTACTGCTGCGCTTCAGATTTCGTCTTAAACTTTTTGCGAACGCGCTTCCCGTCTCTACCTTGTGGTCGCACATCCACCATGTAACCGTCAGCGCCAAGAGACTTAATGCTCATCCCCAGAGACTCCTTTCAGCACAAATCCCACCTTTACCCCACGAATTCTTTATACGCCAAGCAGTTAACCAGCCTTCTGGCCTTTTTGGTGGTTGGATGTGCTGTCGTGCCCATCAGGGGAGAGAGCAGGAGAGATCTGTCCGATTTCCGGCGCGACATCCCCTGTCATCAGCCACATCGTGTATTTTTTGAACTGAACATGCTGGGTGATTTTCATCAACACATCGCCGCCAATAGTGCCTATTCGATTTGTTTCGTATCGCTTTAACGTACCAACCGGAATGTCTAAAGCAGCACCAAATTCATCCCTCGTTAGTTTCTCTGATTCCCTAATGGCTCTGATTTTTTCGCCAACTGACATTGACACGGTGCTCATGAGTACCCCATAATCAGTTTCAAGGTACTTACAAGCACCCTAAAACAACGAAAATTGCGTGATCTTAAAGGGTATCACTATGAACAAAAACCGACAAAAAAAGGTGATTGGAGTGAGGGAAAATCAATTACCTGCAGATTACCCATTCGGTGACCTGCTAGAGGAATCTATCTCTGACTACGCGCGCCGCATTGGTAAGAATCCGCAGACGATCCGCACTCAGGCAGACACCGGCGCCCTACCAATTTTACAAGCTCGTCCAGGCGCCAAGCGCCGGGTCAATCTTTACGCCATCTACCTGAATGCCAAACGTCACGCGGAGAAGTTTGTCGCGCATATGGGCTCTTGAGGAGGTCGCTCATGACGGAGATTCAGCCGCGTGCCCTAATCCAGCTCTCGAAGCACACGTTCGTCTACCGCGGGTTCACTATCCATAAGTGCCCACGCCATAGCGAAACGAACCGCACGGCCTACCAGCTGATGAGCAACGGGGATTATTTCGGTCGTGATTTCGCATTGGCGGAAGCCATGCGCACAGTCGACAACATGGTCAAAGCTCGGGGAAGAAAATGAAACAGCCTTACAAGATCCTCATTGAGGAGCTCCTGCAGCACTACCACACCAAAACGGCCAACTTGCAGATGGCGACCGCCGCCGCGCCAGAGGTTCGCCAGGTATCACTGAACGATTACGCTTTCCGCCTGTGTATTGGCCTGACCGGTTTACTGAGCACCGCAGAAGCCGCTGGCGATGGCCCTGCAGCCGCAGTTATCGATCGTTTGATCATGCGCTGCAATAACGGTGATATTCCGCAACCTAGATTATCTGCATGAGCCGGGTTAACCCGGCCCATCTGAGAGTGCATCCCTTCCATTAACGGTGGGTGACTGGCGTCACGGGGTGCGCTCTCAAATGGGGAAAGGTTTAACGCGGTACGCCGCCAGCAAGAGCAGAAACGAGACGTTCAACAATGGAGAGTTTTTCATGATGCTTCTTTTTACCAAGCGAAATCATAGCTCGATTTCTTGCCGGGTTAAAAAGGCTGGAGAGAGCATTACTGTCAAACTCTTCGAGCATATTAACGCGCGCATTCATCTCATCAACACTGAGGTTATGCATTTCGTTAATAAGCGAAAGATATCGCTTAGCCTGCTGACGCGCAGCTTCGGATTTCTTTCCATGCTGAAAGGCAACTCGAATACCACTAATAATTGCAACTATAGCGCCAAACAACTGACTGAGCCCACTGTTAGCAAAAATACCAGCGCCAAGAATAAGCATCACAGCATTAGCCGTAAGATCAATTCTGCGGTTAATGGTTTCTGTCATCACCTCCAGCCAATAGCTGTACCAAATGCGGAAACGCAAAGCATATTCAGTCGGTTGTTGTGCCATAAATATTTACTCCTCGTCATCATCCTCCGGTGGCTCAGGTTTATGCAACACGTGGAAGTCATCGGATTTATCGCGAGATTGCGAATTGTCGTTGTCGCCCATAGAGGCTCCTTCTTGTGGTGGGTGGTTGTCATGCCCATGTTCCTGCCAGAACGTGGTGGGCATGGCGAAGATACCACAACGCGGCCGGGCGCGTAATCCCGGAGCATTCAGGGCAATCACTGAAATCTGGTCGCGTCCTTATAAAAGCATGGGCTGCAATAGAGCAGATAAATAGATTGCCCTTCCCATGAGCCGGCATGGTTAAAAACCGGCATATATTCCAGTGAGTACTTAGCGTGCTCACTGGAATATAAAAATAACGTTCTCTACAAAATGTCGCTTCAAGGTGGCGGGATTCTCACACCCTAAATTCAGGAGGGATTATGCACGATGACGAATTACACACAGCATTTATGAATGCACGCAGTTCTGAACGGTTGCAATTACTCGAGCTGTTAGAGAGCAAACTTGACCGCCTTGCGGCAGATAAAGCCTCCCGCGACCAGGTATTCAGTGCGCTGAAAGACTGGATAAACCTTCGCCGCCCCTCCTCCAACAAAACCAAGCCGGAGACAACGCAATGATGGCGTTCTTCTTCTCACTCGCTGCTGTTTGGGCAGTTATCTCCGTGGGATTGGTTGGCTGGGTTATCTACCGCTATTGCAAATTTTGCCGTGCATTCAATCGGCAGTGTTTGCCGCCAGAACAGCGCAATTACGACTAGGAACAACAATGGCCGATCAAATCGACATAGCTCAGGAGCGGCATCAACTGGTTCTTGAGTCTCAAATCGCCAGCGCTCGTCCACAGCCATGTGGGCCTTCTGCGTTCACTTGCGAAACCTGCGATGCACCGATACCAGAAGCACGCCACGCTCTCGTTCATGGCGTAACGCGCTGCGTTACCTGCCAGGAAATCCATGAAGCCAAAGCACGACATATCAGAGGTAACCCATGAACAAGCCCGCCCTTAAATGGCTCGGCAGCAAAGCCCGTATCATCGACACACTGCGCCAACATCTGCCGGAAGGAAAACGGCTGGTTGAGCCGTTCGTCGGCTCCGGTGCGGTATTCCTCAATACCGACTATGACAGTTATCTGCTGTGCGATATCAACAGCGATCTGATCAACTTCCACAACGTCGCCAAAAACCATCCTGAGGTGCTGATCCGCGAAGCGCGCCATCTGTTCAACGCACACCAGGATCAGGAGGGCTATTACGGCGTGCGCGCTGACTTCAATCTGCGCTGTGATAGCAATTTCATCTACCGTGCAGCGCAGTTCCTTTACCTGAACCGCCACACCTTCAACGGTGTTTGCCGTTATAACCTGAGCGGCGAGTTTAATTCGCCGTTCGGTCATCGAAAGGCGCCCTACTTTCCAGAGGACGAGATCAGAGCCTTCGCGGAAAAGGCGCAGGCAAAGAAAGCGATTTTCCTGTGCTGTACCTTCCCGGAAGCGATTAGGATGGCCCAGGCCGGCGACGTGATTTATTGCGATCCGCCTTACATCCCAGCCAGCGCCACCGCCAACTTCACCAATTATCACACCGACGGCTTTACCAATGAGCAGCAGCAAAAGCTGGCCCGCATGCTGCGCATCGCCGCTAAACGCGGCCGCCACGTCGTAGCGTCGAACAGCGAGACAGACACAGCCAAGGCGCTGTACTCCGATTTTGCTATCACCACGCTCACTGCCCGCCGGTCGGTCAGCGCTAAAGCTGCCAGCCGTGCAAACGCTGGCGAGATCATCGCAACCATGAGATCACAAGATACCGGTATCGGCTGGTATCAAAAGATAGGGACAGGTAACTCCGAGTGACGAATAACGCACACGGACGACGCCAGCCATCCCCGCCGCTACCCTATCCGGGCAGCGGTGCGGTTGCTTCAAATCTTTCCTTCTCCTGGAACGCACCGCGCCCAGCAGTTAACCCTCGTCTGAATGAGACATCCCAACAAACACCAGACCCGCAATCACTATCCGCCATCATCGCGCTTTACGCTCACGAACGCCGCCACCTTGCCGAACACGAAAAAGCCGTGGCCGAGGCAGCTTGGAGTAAATTCTTTAATACCGAAGAGCGCGATCCAGAGCTGCGCGACTTTATGCAGGATAAACGCCTTAGCCAGGTCAAACTGGCTAAGGAAATGCAGCGACTTGATCTGGCGCTGGCCGCGCAGGCTGACCTGAGTGCTCAGCCAAAGTTTATCCGGCAACCGCTGCAGCAACGGGTTGATTACCTTCGCCGGGAGCATGGCGACGATCGGGCCAATACGTTTTTGCGTGATATCGTCAAAAGCGAATTGGCACGGTTGGAGGCGGTACGTAACCGCCAGCAAACTATTGGTTATAGGTATATGGCCCGTCACGAAGGCATGGACGCCCTGCTAGATCTGCCGGAGCTGCTGCAAGATGACGTTAAAGGGCTGGCCGTGAAGGTCGCCGCGTATATGGATATGCGATTCATCGAGCTGTATGCCGAGATCGTCATTGATGAAGACAATGTTCTGCAGGACGATTTATTGCATCTCTATCGTCTGGTTGCCAATGAAGCGGCCAGGCTTTCTGTACAACCGCCCGCATATCATGTCTTGCTGCATGAAGGCACCCGTAGGGCAGAAATCCCCTACCATCTGATCCCCGGCGCACTGGCCCGTCTTCGCTGCGCAAATTGGTGGTATCGCAAATTATGGCACCTGCGCTGCGAATGGCGTGAAGCGCAACTTCGCGCCGTTTGCCTGGTACACAAGCATTCTTCCGTTTACATCAGCCAGGATGCCCTGGTGCACAAGCGCGAGCAGCGCCGCAAAGCAATGGAATTTTTCAAGGCGCATGAGCTGGTCAACGAAGATGGTGTCACCCTGTCCATGGAAGACGTGATCACCGCCAGCAACAGCAATCCAAAGCATCGCCGCAACGAAATGATGGCGTGCGCCAAAGGGCTGGAGCAGTTGGCGGAAATACGCGGTGATTGTGCTGTTTTCTATACGATCACGTGCCCATCGAAATATCACGCGACCCTATCGAGTGGCATGCCCAATCCGAAGTGGAATCACACCACCCCGCGTGAAACCAGTGATTACCTGGTAAATCTTTTTGCCAGTATCCGCAAGGCATTGCACCGTCAGAGTTTACGCTGGTATGGCCTTCGCGTAGCCGAACCCCACCACGACGGCACAGTCCACTGGCACCTGCTTTGCTTCATGCGCAAAAAGGACCGCAAGAAGATCACCTCTATCATGCGAAATTTCGCCATTCGTATAGATAGAGCTGAGCTTGGGTCGGGCCTGGGTAAAAACATCAAACCGCGCTTTGACGTTGAGCTTATCACCAAAAGCAAAGGCAGCCCGACCAGCTATATAGCCAAGTACGTCAGCAAGAATATCGACGGTCGCGGGCTGAAAGATACCGTCAGCAAAGAAACGGGTAAATCCCTTAAAGATACGGTGGAGAACGTCACCGCCTGGGCATCGCTTCACCGCGTGCAACAGTTCCGCTTTTTTGGCATTCCTTCCCGCCAGGCTTACCGCGAACTGCGGTTGCTCGCCGGGCAGATGTCGCGCAAGGGCGTGACCGGACGTAAGACCCCGCGTATCAACGACAAAGCCGTTGACGATGTGTTATCTGCTGCCGATGCCGGTTGTTTCGCCACATACATCAGCAAGCAAGGTGGTGTACTGATCCCGCGCAAGTACCACATTGTCCGCACCGCTTACACCTCATCAGAAACACCAAACGATTACGGCGATCACTGCACGCAAATTTATGGCATCTGGTCACCGCGCCTGGGCACTAACTCCCGTATCTGCACCCATGTCGGTGATTGGAAAATGGTACGCAAGACCGATAGCAACGCCCCGAACGTAGCGACCGACGCCATAGGCGGCGATCGCGTCGGGGTTGACCTTGACCGTCAGGGCGGCCCTTCCGCCCCTTGGACTAGTGGCAATAACTGTCCCATTGAACAATATCCGAACAGTTCAGGGGCGGGAATTGCCACACATGAAGAGCCCCAAAGCGTCAATTTTAAGTTATTGGGATACAAGGAACGGCGCGAGTTACTGAAGCGGTTGAGAAACCCGGGCCAGAAAACACTAAGCGATAGGCCGCAAAACCGGCAACCCACACAGGGAGAACGCGCACTGTCGCCGCGGCATAACGAACTGATCGAAAAGCTGGATGACTACGCTTACACACTTGGGATCAATATCAGTCGCGCAGCACTACGCCGTCTGGTTTTGGGAGAAACCGTCAATATCGGAGACAAGTGTTACCGTGCCGGGCTGGATGGTGTGTTGTATCAGGTGTTACATACAAATGAGAAAACTTCCAGTGAGCTAATTTCACGATTTAAGCAAGCATTCCAAAATCTCCGCAAGAAAACCGTCAACCACTATCGTGTTAATTATGCATATATTAATAAGTAATAACACACCGAATAATTATAATTAAAATTGCACGTAAAACACTAGCATTGCTCATATAAAACTTCCATTGCTTGATTCTTTCTGCCAACATGAATATTTCCACGCACCATATATACTGTCACCGGGGTAACGATGAATGGAAATTGAAAGATTCGCAATTATATGTAAAAGAGCATTAGACCAGCATTTTAAAAATGTCAGAGATGCTGATAATAATGGATATTTAGCCGCAGAAGACGGAAGCCGTGGTGGAATTTTCTACCCAACCACTATTTTATGCGCAAAAACTGACGAGGCATTCTCAGTTGAATTAGTCGGGGCATCTGAAAAAACTTTCCCATTAAAAATAAAAAAATATTCTAAATTAAGTTTTGAAAAATTGGTTAGTTATTATGAAAAAATTGAAAACTCCAATGCCAAATTTAAATTCGCAAGAAAAGGAAGTGGACTGATAAATATATTTATCGCAAACGTCGATGAATCAAATGAAGAGGAATTAGAAAGATTCCCTATAACAGAAAAGTTCAAAACAAAGATATTTGGAAACCGAGATGTACAAAACACATTTTCATTTAATGATGATTTCTTAACAGCAAGATTATCAAACACGGTGATAGTTACATGTAGAGACAGCATTTTAAGAGCACGACACATATATGAAATGCTAATATTCGGAAATGAAATAACAGAAGACGAACTACAGCAAAGCCTGAGTGAATACCTAGAATTCCCAAGTGATGGAGATCCCATCCTTGGCATTCAAAAAATAAACAAAGACATAGATCTTAAAGGTATAAAAATATCATACCTGCACAATATGATACTAAGAAATGAAATACATGAAACTACAATTGGTGATTATCTTAACGAAAATAAAGACATTATCTTAAACACTCTTGGGCACACCAGGTCAATATATGAACCAACTTTGAATTGGATAGAAAAAACACCTGATAATACTGACAAATCAATTAACCCAGATTTTCTTCTTCAAAGAAAAGATGGTTTTTACGATATATGTGATTTAAAAAAAGGATTAGTCAATAAGCAGAATCTAACAAAAGGAGAACGTCGCAGAAGAAGATTTATTGACGCTGTAAACGAAGGGATAGCCCAACTAGATAATTATGCGGAATATTTTACGTTTGAAGAAAACGCGAAACATGCCGAAGAAAAATATGGAGTAAGAACCAACAACCCAGTAAAGATACTAATAGTTGGGAATATGGAAAATACTAACGATGAAGAAGTGAAACAAGCATTACGAGGCAGACCTGACCTCTTAGTCATTGATTATGACTCAATAATATCTATGTTTTTAGCGAATATTACCAACGAAACCATATCAAATTAATCCAATAATGCAATGCAAAAGCGTGCACAGTTTTGCACAATAATTAGACCTTCCCCATTGCGAACCTGCGCCAGTACTGATGCGGCTTCGAGCCACTTTGGATTTTGCACAAAAAAGAGGGTGTGAGGCGCGCAGGCGAGGCGGGGGAGTAAGCGCGCGCGTTGGGTCATGGGGAGGGGGCTATGTGCTTCATGAGCGGGCCGCTGTGAAGCGCGCACTGTGATGGTGCGTAGACGCTGTGATACGTTACGAGCACGCCAGAGGGCCACATAGCGCGGCTGGTGACGGCAAAAAGATTGATGCTGTGAATGCCAGCGTTAGATCGGATGGAATGAGGTCGAACAATAGGGAGGTGGCCACCGTAGACGGCGGCGGCCATGCTGCAGCGATGGGGTTAGTCTGCGTTCAGCAACGCATACGGGTTGAAGCGGATCACCTCCTCCCCCATCCAGTCGTTGACATGCTTCATGGCTTCCATGATCGGCGTCAGCTCGTTGATGGCGAACACTCTCGCCGCCTTCTCCACATCACCAAACGTGCCGTTACCTTCCGGCATGGCGCCCATCAGCTGCGGCGGTACGCGGTGAGCGGCGAGGATATCGTCACGCGTAGCGCTTTTAACGCCCAGAAACTCATCCTTGGCCGAGATCTGGCTGAACGGCAGGATCTGCACCGAGTCCTTGCCGCCGTTTGGCGCGTGCAGCAGGATGTTTTTGAATGCTCCACCCCGCCGCGTGTCGGTCAGTGTCTTCTTTAGCTTGTCCAGGCTTTCCTGGTCAGCGATAGCGCTGTTGACGTAGACGATGCAACCGGCATGGCTGCCGTTGTCGTAGTACAGCTTGCGGAAAGTGTCAGCCGAGTGAGACAGGTTAGCGGACAGCAGGCCGGCGAAGTACTCCGGCATGCCGTAGATCTCCTGGTGAATGTCCGGGTTGATCACATGGCAGACGGCGCCAGTCGGAAACTGGTAATCATCCAGACCCGCCTGGATAAACCAGTAGGTATCCAGGTCGGAGCCACGCCGGGTGTATTTCGCCAACGTGTGATGCAGCGCCAGCGGCCCACCGAGCACATTGCGGCGCAACTCCAGATAAGCGTTGCCGAACACCACCCAATCCATGGCGAAGGCCGAGAACGCCTGACGCGACAGCAGCTTGTGCGGGATGAAGCAACCGGACAGCACATTGCGTTTGAAGATCAGCGCCGACTGATGCCAGCTAGCATGGCCGAACTGTCGGGCCAGTCCGTACCAGCTGATCGGCGTATCGTAGTAGCGGCCGTTGTCGGCACAATACATCGAGTCCAGCAGATCATAGGACGATGATACTGGCCAGGGGCCATCAAACGAGAAGGTACTCAGGCCAGGGACTTTTTGCAGCTCGGCTGCCAGATCCGTCTGCGTTTCTGCTGCGGGCTGTTGGCGCGTCAGTGGTGATTTTCTTTTGCTCACGTTAATACTCCATAACCGTCATGTTGCTGCCGCCATCTTGTCCCAGCGGTTCGTTAATGATTGCGAGCATGGTCGCCCAGGCCAGGTCGCCATGGCTCACGCCGCGACTGCGGTCAGTGTCATAGGTGATTACCCCACCGGGGGTGACCACTTTACGCACGGCGTTAAAGGCAGTGATCAGGTCATACTCACCGCGGTCATACTCCCAACGACCACCACGGACTATCTGTTGCATCTTCAGTACCAGCATGCGCTTGCTGGCCGGGTTGAACTGGTAACAGACCGCCGCCGGAAACCGCTTCTTGACCAGTTGCCAGACAGCCTCACCGATCCCTTGCCCATCAATGCCGATATGTTGCACGTTGTAGCGATCCAGCATGCCAATGATTAGATTGGCCTGCGCCTCGAACTCCATGCCCCGGATACGTTGCGTTTCGATGGTGCGGAACTTGCCGCCGCTGACCAACGGCACCGCATTAACAGAAATACCGCCGCTGTCCCCTTTCCCGCTGGCGCCGTTGGGGTCATAACCAATCCATACCGCGCGATCGGCCATGGGCCGCATGGCGTAGGGTTTCCAGTCAAGCCAGTCGTCATAACCGTCGGCGCCACAGGTCAGCAGCATGTTGTAGTCAAAGGCGGCCTCACCGTTGCGGATAAACTGGCAGCCGTACAGGTTGTCGTACTCTTCAGGGCTGTTCTCTTCGCGGATTTCATCGATATCCGTCAAATCCCAGCCGTGATCGATAGCGTCCTGCAGGGTCACAATCTGGCGCCATATTTTATCCGGGCACATCAGGCCGCTATTTAGCGTCTTCCAGGACGTGTCGAACTCCACACGCTTACCGCTTGCACGCCCCTTGTTGAATGCCTCCCCCGTCCAGAACGGGTAAGCCTCATGGCTTTCCGCCGAAGGCGTGGAAAAGTAGGTACGCGTCAGCCCTTTCAACGTCGCCATGGCGCCGGCCACCTTCTTCAGGTTGGCAAACTGGCCCACCCAGAAGAACTCATCAAAGAACAGGTTGCCGGTGTACGACTGCGCCGTCGCAGCGGATGTGCCGAGAAAGTGCAGCTCCGCGCCATTGGCAAGCTGGATCATGTCGCCGCCTTTTAATTCGACGTCGACTTCCGCTGCTGCAGAACGGATAAAACCGCGGAACTGGTACGCCTGCCGGCGACTGGCTGACAGAAATATCTGGTTGAGCTGGTGCTTGTACTTCACATCATCGGAGAGTGCCCGCACCAGTGCTTCGCGGGCAAAGTACCAGGTTGCCCCCACCTGACGGCTTTTGAGCACCATACGGTTGCGGTGATGATGGTTGTCATACCAGCCTCGCTGGTGCCAATGCAGCGAACCCAGAATGTTTTCACGCAGCTGCGCGATCTGCGCTTCAGAGAAGAAGTTTTGTTTCTTGCGCACCTTCTTCTTCGGCTGCGTGGCCGGCGTGCCGTTGTCCAGTTTCTTCAGCTGGCGCGTCAACAGGTCAATTTCCTTGAAGTCACCGCCGCTCTTTTTGTCCTTGCCGGTCAGTTGCACCAGGCGTGCATCGAGCGAGGTGGTGACACGCTGTATCGGTGGCGTTTCATCCCATTCGTCGCGCTTCTTCCAGGCATAGACCGTGTTTTGATTGATGCCCATCAGGCGTGCGATTTCAGCCGGCGGATACCCCTGCCAGTAAAGCTGCCGTGCCCGATGTCGGGTGAATGTTTCCTGAACCGTCATAGTCTCCCCCATGTCCTGCCGGGGAGGTTAACCCGCGCGCGTGGGGGCTTTCTTGCGGTGCCGGCTGTCAGCGTTCTCCGACAACAACAACGCGTTGAGAGGGAGCCGGGCGCCCTGCCATCATCACCGGGAACTCAGAAACCGAGCGAGTAAACGAACATGGCAGGCACAGCAAAACCACGTAAGAAATTCCGTGTTGCCGTCTCCGGAAACACCGTTGATGGCCGCGAAATTCAACCGCAGCACCTTCGCGACGCGGCAGCAAGTTACGACCCGGCGGTATATGGCGCACGCGTCAACATTGAGCACTATCTATCGCCCTATCCAGGTAGCGATTTTGGTGCGATGGGGGATGTAGCGGCACTCAGTACCGAAGACATTTCCGAAGGAGCGCTGGCCGGGCGCACCGCGCTTTATGCAGAGATTGAAGCCTCTGATCGCATGGTGCAGATGACCGATAAGGGGCAAAAGGTCTACTCCAGTATTGAGTTGGCGCCGCAATTTGCTCTCAACGGCAAAGCCTATGTAGTGGGGCTGGCGATGACCGACACCCCGGCAAGCCTCGGCACTGAGCGCCTGAAGTTTGCAGCGCAGCAGCGCGCACAGGTGATGGCTTTCAACAATCAGCAGGCAGAACCGCCGATGTTCACCGAAGCCATTGAGGCGGAAGTGATCGAACTCAACGCTCAGCGTGGTGAAGAAGGGAAGCAATGGTTTAACCGCGTCATGGGCATCCTCGGCAAGGGTAAGAAAACCGACGACGAGCGTTTCAGTCAGGTGCATCAGGCGGTAGAGGTGGTGGCGCAATCCCAGGCCGATCTGTCCGACCAGTTCAGCAGCGCCGAGCAAACGGCAGCCAGCAACAAACAGGCTATAGAGAAGCTGACCTCTGACCTTGCTGCACTGCAGCAGAAGGTTGAAGGCACGGACGGCAACTACAGCCGACGCCCGCCTGCCAGTGGTGGCAACAACGCTCAGCTGGCTGACTACTGAGCCAACGACTGATAATCACAACGAGAGAAATAGAGCATGGAAAATATTACCCGCGAGCTGTTTGATCAGTACGTTGCCCGGCAGGCACAGCTAAACCGCGTATCGCCGGCAGCTGTCGCCGCAAAGTTTGCTGTTGACCCAACGGTACAGCAGAAACTGGAAGCTGCAGCGCAGGAAAGTGATTCCTTCCTGAGCAAAATTAATATGTTCGGCGTCACCCAGCAGATCGGGCAGAAAGTGCTTATCGGCAGCAAAGGCCCACTGGCCGGGGTGAGCAACAGCACGAGCGCCCGCCGTAATCCTGTCGCCAACGACAAAATGGAGCCGTTCAACTACATGTGCCGCAAGGTCAACTATGACTACGGCATCAGCTACGAACAGTTGGACGCCTGGGCACATCAGCCGAACTTCCAGCCGCTGATCAGCTCGGCGATGGCACGCCAGATGTCGCTTGACCGCATCATGATCGGTTTCAACGGCACCAGTTACGTCGACCCGTCAGACCGCGCAGCCAACCCACTGTTGCAGGATTGCGGCATCGGTTTCCTTGAGAAGATCCGCAGGGAAGCGCCGCACCGCGTGATTTCTGATATCACGGTCACCTCACGCGATGAGGACAATAAGATCATCACCAAAGGCACTTACGGCAACGTATCCGCCGCGGTCTATGACGCCAAAAACAGCCTGATGGATGAATGGCACAAGCGTAACCCGGATAACGTGGTGATCCTGGCCGGCGACCTGCTGACAACCAGCAACTTCCCGGCAATCAACGCCATGAGCCAGACCAACCCGAACACCGAAATGCTGGCCGGTCAGTTGATCGTGGCGCAGGAGCGCGTCGGGAACATGCCCACCTTCATTGCGCCGTTCTTCCCGGTCAACGGCATCCTGATCACACCGTTTAAAAACCTGTCGATCTATTACCAGCGCGGTGGTCTGCGTCGCACCATCAAAGAAGAACCGGAGTACAACCGCGTCGCGACCTACCAGTCATCAAATGACGATTTCGTTATTGAGGACTACGGCAATGTGGCCTTTATCGACGGCATCACCTTCGCGCAACCTGCGAGCGGCGGTTAATCACCCGGGCGGGCACCTGCCCGCCCCACTTCGGGGACAGGATAATGCTGACACCGGCACAAAAACATTTTCAACGCGTCATGGCGGAACGCCACGGCAAGACCGAAGAACATACGGATGCCGCCCGCACCGCGCACGAACAAATTCTTCACCGTCTGCGTATGGATCAGAGTGCACTGAGAAAAGTGCAGTCTGACCAGGCGAAAGCGGCGATGAAAAAGCAATTACTGCCGCATTACGAAGGCTGGATCGACGGCACCCTTGAGGGTGACAGCGGCCGCCAGGATGAAGTGATCGTCACCCTCATGATTTGGGCAATTGATACGGCTGATTATCCGCTTGCTGTACGCATTGGCCGCTATGTCATCGCGCACAACCTCGCGATGCCTGACCGTTTCCGCCGTACTGCGGCCACCGCACTGGTAGAAGAGCTTTGCGATCCCATTCTGGTGCAGGTGAAGGCCGACGAAACCGCAGACCTGACCCCTTACCTGTCAGTGCTGGATGACCTTGCACAGATTGTCGAGGGCAAGGATATGCCGGATCAGGTGCTTGCCAAGCTGTTCAAGGTTCGCGGTTTCGCACTGCGCAGCGGCACCGAAGCCGACCAGGCTATCGCGCTGGGTTTATTGCGCCAGGCGATTAAGTTGGACGCCGGCGCCGGTGTGAAAAAAGAGATCGAACGCCTGGCGCGATTGGTTAAAAAAGCCAGTCTGGCAACCGCCGGCGAAGGGGAAAGCAATGCTGAAGGTACTGACACAACTGGCGCTGATACTCATGCAGCAACAGGCGATGGTAATACCAGCGCCGTGCCAGGTACCGACGCTGCAGCATCGTCAGAACCGACTGCGGTGGCCACGAAACCCAGCAGACAACGCCGCGCCCCGAGCAAAGCGCCAGCTAAGAAGACAACCGGTAAGGCGCCAGTAAAGAAAACCAAGACGCCAACCACTGAATAAAACGACTTGCGCCCCGTGCGCTGGCGGCGCGGGTGGAGATCTGCCGTGCCTGGCGCGTGCTTTTCTCCACTCGCTCACCGCCACCTTTTGAGGAGATTGGGCCATGAGCCTTGTTGCCGGGCGTACCGTCACCCCCGCCGCTGACGATGTGCCAGATACCGATGATAACGGCGAGAAGGTCACCGCCGGCCATTTCTGGCCTGAGATCACACTCAGAGCCGTGCGCATGGAAATGCGCATCAACGGCGCGGTGACCACCACCCGATTGAAGCACGCCGTGATCGAGGGTGTGGCCCATGTGATCGGCCAGTTGACCCGCTGGCAAGCCGTCCAGCTAAAAGCCGGCTATGCGTCACTGGCGGCCGTTCCATCCGATGAAATCAATGGCGAAAGCATCAAGGTATTCCGTTATCGCCGTGCGGTGTACAGCCTCACCCGCGCGTATCTGATTGAGAATTACCGCGACGTTGACACTACCGGCGACGCCGGCGAAAAACACGCCGCCGGACTTACCCTGCAGGCTGCTGATCTGTGGCGCGATGCGCGCTGGGCTATCGCCGATATTCGCGACGAAGTGCGCAATTACGCGGAGGCATTCTAGTGAAAGTGCGAGCAATGCAGGGCGACACGCTGGATTTACTGTGCCAGCGCCATTACGGCACCACGCAGGGCGTAACCGAAGCCGTACTGGCTGCCAATCCAGGGATTGCCGGCCAGATATTCCTGACCGCCGGCCAGGTGGTCGAGTTGCCGGAGATCGACCGGTCAGCACAACAGGAGGCTGTGCAGCTATGGACGTGATCGACCGTATCTGGAATTGGATTATCTACACCTGGTCGACCCTGCTAATGGGTGTCGGTGTGATGACACAGCGCGAATGGCTCGCGGCCGGTGGGCTGGTCATTGGTCTGATCGCTGCCGCGTTGGGCGAGATCCATCGCCGTCGCGTTGCCCGCACGCAGGAAACGACCAACGCCTTACTGGCACAGTTGATCACCGCGGTGCGCAGTGACGCCGAGAACCGGAAGGAAGTGAAGGAACTCATCACCTCGCTGAAAGGGGGCACCCGATGAAAAAACGTGTTATCGCCTGCAGCGTTGGCGCTGTCATCGCTCTGGCCGGTGCGCTGTGGCCCGAGAAGGTACGCACCAGCCAGGCGGCGCAGTTGAAAATGGCGAAGTACGAGGACTGCCGCAAAACGCCCTACTACTGCCCCGCCGGTGTGCTCACGATCGGCATGGGTTCAACGACCCGCGTAGAAAATCGCGAGTACCAGGAGGCAGAGATCGCCGAACGCTGGGTGAATGACCTGGTACGGGCGGAAAAGTGCATCAACAGCAATTTGAACGGTGCCGCCGCCCCGCAGTTTGTTTTTGATGCCTTGACCGACGTCAGCTTTAACGTCGGCTGCACCGGGATCAGTTGGTTTACCGATCGTCAGGGCAAAAAGCAGCGCACCACTCTGTGGAAATACGCACAAGCCGCGAACTGGCCCGGTGTATGCGACCGGCTGACCGATTTTGTGAATTCCGGCGGCAAGCGCCTTCAGGGGCTGGTGAATCGCCGCGAAGAGTTTAAAGCCTGGTGCTTGTCAGACCCCGCACTAAAGGCCGCCAAATGAAGACAGTAGCGATATTAATTCTGCTGTTTCTGGCGTCGTTGGCCGGTCTGGGCTGGCAAAAGCATCAACGGGAGTTGGCCGAGCAAGGCCGGGCCGATGCAGAGCGCGCCCTTAATCAAGCCGGTGATGTACTGGCCGAGGTTCGCGCCTTGCGCGCGGACGTCAGTGATATCGAGGCGGTCATGAAAAAGCTGAGCGAGAAGCGAGGCGCAACCGGAGAGCAACGACGTGAAACCATCAAGACCGCGCTGGCCGGCGAGACGTGCGCCACTACTCTTGTGCCTGCTGCTGTCGCTGGCAGCCTGCAAAAGCGCGCCGCCGAAGTCCGCACCGCAGATTATTCAGGAGCCTTTGCCGGCAAGCCGGACAGCAAACACTGATGCACCTGCAGCACCGTCACCCATGACTTACGGCAGCCTTGCGCCGTGGTCTGATGCGCTGCTGGATGCACTGGACAGCTGTAACGCCGACAAGGCAGCCATACGTGAATTGGAATTGAGGCGCATTGCCAGGGGGATCAAGTGAAAAAAGCCGAATTGCTACGCGACGCGCTGATCGCCAGTAACCAATGGTGCAAGGCCAATCCTGAACAGTTCACCGTGTGGGTGGAAAAAGGCCATATCGAGATCCAGGCCACCGGGGAAAGCTCGTTTATGTACCTGTATCCCATTCAGGTGCTGGCAATGGACTTCCCCGGCCAGTTGGATGACCTGATGCTGCCGCTACTGGCCTGGGTGTGGGAAAACCAGCCCGACCTGCTGCTGAACCCGGACAGCAACAAAAAAATTGAATTCGACGCCGATATCGTGAGCGACGACAGCGCCGATATTCTGCTGAAAGTGCCGGTCTGGGAGCGCGTCATGGTGACCATCGAGAACGGCAAGCCTGTTGCACAGCACCTGGCTGAAAGCAAGCCGCGCTTCGGCGGCGGAGATTGGCAAATGGTCTTTGATCCTGAGCAAGGTGGGGAGTTAGTGCCATGACGGATGCTGCGATGTTTCACCAGTTGGATCAGGTGTTCGCCGACATTCTCGGCGGAATGTCACCCGCCGGCCGTCTGCGCACGGCGCGCGAGGTGGGCCGCATGCTGCGCCAAAGCCAGTCACGCCGCATCGCACGGCAGGAAAACCCAGACGGCTCGAAATTCGAGAAACGCCGACGCAAAGTACTGCACTCCCAGGCGGGGATCGGCTTCATCTGGAACGGTGAAACGCGCCGGCTCAGAAACTGGCGAGCCACAAAAGGCAGTCGAGGCCGCATGTTGACCGGGTTCGATGAGGGCCGCGGTGCTATTCGCTCATTTTATCGTGAGGATATCGAGCGTTATCTCGATATCAACTTTAATCGGACCCGCAAAGACACCACCAAGGCTGACCCAATGTTTCGGCGCCTGCGTACTGCCCGGTTCTTGAAGGCGCGCGCCGATGCCGGTGGCGCAACGGTGGGCTATACCGGTGTTGCCGCCCGTATTGCCCGCACGCACCAGTACGGCCTGCGCGACCGGGTGAACAAATCCGGGGCGGTGGCGACCTACCCGCGGCGTGAACTGCTGGGACTGACCAAGGTCGACCGCATGGCGATCGCCCGTTCGGTCATTGACTCGCTGGGGGTAAAATAGTGGGTATCGCCGAGTTAATCCGCCTGCTGGAAAACGTGATCCGCTTCGGCGTGGTAGCCGAGATCGACGAGGACACCTGGCGGGTACGCGTTACCAGTGGCGAACTGGATACCACCTGGCTGCGCTGGAACGCACAGCGCGCTGGCGCTTTCAGCATCTGGGTGCCACCGTCCATCGGTGAGCAGGTCTGGCTGGTCTGCATCGGCGGTAACCCGGAAACGGCCATCATCGGCGGCAGCCTGTACAGCAACGATCACCCCGCTCCCGGTAACTCCCGAAATGAAATGGTGATCACTGCACCGGATGGCGCAAAGTTTCGCTATGACGCGGACGCCGGCGCGCTGGATGTCAGCGGTATCAAGACGGCCAAAGTAGCGGCCGAGGTCAAGATAACGCTTGATTCGCCGATCGTTGAATGTACCCAGTTGCTGAAGACCCGACAGTTTGACGTTACCGAAGGCGGCGAGATGCGCGGCAACTTCAGCCACAGCGGCGGCACCTTCACTTCTAACGGCGTGCAGGTCGACGATCATAATCACGGCGCTGTTGAACGTGGCGGAAGTTGGACGGAGGGCACCCGATGACCGAGAAATATCGCGGCATGAATGCTGCCGGCACCGGCACGCTGACCGATGAGGATCACGTCTGGCAGTCTGCGAATGACATTTTGCTGACCCCCATCGGTTCACGCCTGATGCGCCGCAATTATGGCTCACTGGTGCCTGATCTACTTGACGCCCCGCAGAATGACGTCACTCGACTGCAATTGATGAGCGCGGTGGTGATCGCACTGGCAGCCTGGGAGCCACGCTTAGCGCTGAACACCGTCAACGTCACCTATTCGCCGACAGGTGCCGTCACCGCCGAAATGTCTGGCCTGCTGACGGAGAACATGGAAAAGAGCACCGGCACGGTCACGCTAAGGAGTATCAACGATGCCAACGATTGACCTGTCACAGCTGCCATCGCCTGAAATTATCGAGGAACTCGATTTCGAGACGATCCTTATCGACGTGAAGGCGGTCATGGTTGCCGCCTTCCCTGCTGAGCAGCAAGCATCGGTCGTCGCGGCCCTGTCGCTGGAATCCGAACCGTTGAATGTGATCGCGCAGGCAATGGCCTACCGTGAATTGTTATTACGCCGCCGCATCAACGAGGGCGCCGCCGCCTGCATGCTAAGCCATGCCGAAGGTACAGATCTGGACAATCTGGCCGCTAACCTGGACACCAAACGCCTGACGATCACCCTCGAAACGGATACCGCCGACGCAGTAATGGAAAGTGATGAGGCGCTGCGTCTACGTGCACAATCGGCATTTGAGGGGATGAGCGTCGCCGGGCCGTCAGCCGCCTATGAATATTTTGCCCGTAGCGCCAGCGGTAAAGTTGCCGATGCCAGGGCGACCAGTCCGGCGCCGGCGGACGTAGTGATCGCCATCCTGTCGACCGATGGCGACGGTACGGCCTCGCCGCAGCTGCTGGCAGCGGTAACGGCCGCCGTCAACGACGAAGAAGTACGCCCGCTGGGCGACCGCGTAACGGTGCGCAGTGCGGATATCGTCGACTATTTGATTGATGCTGAACTGTTTTTGTATCCAGGCCCAGAGTCAGAACCCATCATCAACGCCGCCATGGCGTCGCTGCGTGCCTTCCTTACCGCTAACGACAAGAAGATCGGCCGGGATGTGGCTCGTTCAGCGATTTCCGCCTCGCTGCATGTGCAAGGGGTGCAGCGCGTGATATTGCGCTCGCCAACTGCTGACCTACCGATCTCCGACATACAGGCAGCACGCAACGTCGGCTATGCGGTAGAGAACGGCGGAACAGATGAGTAACACCCTGCTTCCGCCGTCAGCCAGCGACTGGATGCGCCACAGCGAAACCGTCACTGCGCGGCTGTCGGCGATCACCGTTGCGCTGCGCACACTCTGGACGCCAACCGAAAGTCCGGTGGATGTGCTGCCTTATCTGGCCTGGGCGCTATCGGTCGATCGCTGGGATAAGAACTGGCCGGCGGCAAAGAAGATTGAGGCAATACAGCGATCATATTGGCTGCATCGGCGCAAGGGTACCAGGGCGGCAGTTCGCCGCGTTATCGAGAGCATGGGGTTTTCCGCCACGTTCGCCGAATGGTTTGACACCGACGGTCAGCCTGGAACATTCAGCCTGGACGTGGACGTTAATGAGGTGGGGATCACCGAAAAAACGCTGGCTGAATTAAACCGCCTCGTTGCCGATGCAAAACCAGTGAGTCGCCATATGTCGCAAATGAGTATTACAGCACGAACCAGCGGAATCGCCCATATCGGTACGGCCCACACGTGTGGCGACATTATCACTGTTTATCCGCCGGATTATTCGCCAGAAATAAACACGATATATGACGGAATGATATTTCATGACGGTAATTTCGATTACTAAGAGAGAGTTTTATGTCAGACATTAATAAAACACCAGAATGGGAAGAATCAATCAATCTGATTTCACGCGCTGAGAAAGTCCTGGGCGGGAAGGATGGCGCGAGTAACCGCCCGATAAAACAACTCGAAAGCAGAACGGATTTCTTGAAGGGAAAAACGGAAGAAATTGACGATGCGCTATCGGGAAAGGTCAGCGCCAATAAATACTTCACTGACGGCGCTATTATTGAATCGCCCCTGGACGAAGTTATCCATGGGAATTACCGATTGGTCTGGACCGGGGCGGTGCCAAAAGTCATCCCGCCTTTTTCAACGCCGGAAACCACAGGCGGCATTGGTGCCGGGGCCTGGGCGTATACGTCTGATGCCCCCTTGCGTCAGAGTCTGGCTCGGGGCAGCCGCGACACTGGGGGGCATATGGTTGCCCTTGAGCGGGGCGGCACCGTCGGTGATGCCATTAAGCATGTCAGCATCTTCGCCGAGGGTGCGCGGGGAGACTACAACCCTGAAACAGGGATCGGGACTAACGACTTACCGGCCATCATTAATGCAGTAGAAAAAGCAAAGGAAAATGGTTGTTTAGAAGTCCACGTCCCCGCAGGGTATGATTATTTCCTCGACAGAACCCAATCCGGCCCCATAAATCTCGGTGGTATTGATTTCGAAGGCGACAACTCACAGGCCGGTGCACGGGGTGTCAGGCTGGTGTCGGTGGGGCAAGGTCTGGCGCGGTTTTTCGTTAAATCTCCCGAGGCTGAGACTACCTGCATCGTAAATACAGGCGGTTCCGGCTCCTTTACGTCTCGCGGCATCGATGGCATTACGTTTATCGCGCACCCGTCATCGCGCGGAATGGGTATTGCTTATGAGAACCGGGATTCTTGCGGGACGCTGAGTTATAACTGCATTGCGACAGACATGTATGCGGCAGTCATGTTTCATAATAAGCGGGAAAAAAGCTTTACGGAATTCAATAGATTTATTGGTTGGCGTTTACATAACTGCCGACATTCTGCGATATTCAAAATAACGGATGGCGATAATTCATTTCATGGCACTGAGTTTATTTCGTGTCAAATGCAGATGTATATAGACCCGGTCAACCCAATCAATAGCGGTTCTGGCATGAAATCAGATATCCCTGCTGGACGCCGGGGACATATTTATCACAGCCGTTTCGACATTCGTGCTTTTGGTGGGCCGGGTTGCAAGTTATTGGATATAGAAAACCTCACCTGCGATAACTCATTCGGAACCATGACCTGTGAAGGGGACTTCATACTGAAATGCACCGACGACAGTTGGTGGCATGTTCACGGTGATTTAATTTACTACAACGGCACAATGACTATTGACGCGCCCGTACCACCGCGTCTGGGCGTTCCCGCCACGTTTATTTTCAGCAACCGTGGCGGCCCATTTGGTAATTTTACCGATCCAACAATGGCGGACTGTAAACCGGCGCTATACGACCCTAACGCGGCCGACAGAATGATAAACGGATCATTCCCGTATATGGGGAGAGTACGAGGTCCGGGCACTGACAGTCTGTTCGTGGCAATCCGTGAAGAAGATGCTAAAGGCTTTAATTTTTTGACAGTGCCAGATAATGGCAGGCTGGAGGATGCGATACGACGCTGGGGTTTTGACAGCCGCGGTTCATCGTTGAAGGGATATGCAAACGTTGTTTACCTCAACAACCTCACTACGGGTGTCATGTTAACACCGACGGGATTCACCAACCGTATTTCAAAAGAGCTGGATTGCGGCACGCCAGCCTACCCGTGGCGCGGCGGTTATTTCCAAAATGCCCCCACCACAGTATCCGATGGGACATTAAAATACGGGAAACGGGTGTTTAACGAGCAAGAAATCTTGGCGTATTACTTTATCGGCGAGCTGCCGGGATTTTGGAAATGGATTGCGCGCGTTGAAGAAGAAGGCGATGAGGCCCGCTGGCATGCAGGCCCCATTGTGCAAGATTGCATCGCAATATTTGACAAATATGTCGGAAAGGATGAATGGAAAAAATACGGTTCATTTGGTCATGACGCGTGGCCGGAGGAGCAAGAAATCTGGCGTGAATGGGAGGCAGAGGACGAGATTTCTGTCATCAAGCCTGCCAGAGCGGCCGTTGTAGAAAATGGCGTGATTGTTTCAGAGGCTGAGCCAGAGAAAAAGCTCATTATCAAAGAGCGCGTAGAGGCCGGTCGAGAGTTAATTCAGGCATACCGTCCCGCCGGTGCCGAGTACAGGCTACGGATTACGGAGCTGCTTTGGTCTGTTCATTACGCCACGGCAACCGTCATGAAGAAGGCGATGAAAAGCATGGGCGCCCATCTTCCGGAGCCGGATGATGAAATAAAAGACTTATTGAGTTAACCCCTAAACGGGATATTGGAGCGCACCATGGAAAAAAAATACACCGCTTTGATCACCTCTGCCGGGGAAGAGAAAATCGCTGACGCTGCCCTCAACGGGAATAAGGTCACTTTCACACAAATGGCAGTAGGGGACAGTGGCGGTAATTTGTCTATGCCAGAAAAACGGCATGAAGGGCTGATAAATGAATGCTATCGCTCTCATTTAAACAGCCTAAAAATTGTTGATAGTGATAAAAATATTATTGAAGCCGAGATGATAATTCCCCCGAATGTGGGCGGATTTACCATGCGCGAAATTGCAATATTCGATGACAGTGATACCTGCATTGTGATGGCGAACATGCCAGAAACCTACAAGCCATTGCTGGAAGAAGGCTCCGGGAGAGTCAGCGTCTTGCGGGTGTGGATTGCGGTTAGCAGTACGTCAAGCGTAGAGCTTATTGCCGATCCGGGCATCATTGTTGCCACCGTAGAAGACGTCATCAAGGTAGGAAATGAGACTAAAGACTATACAGATGAGGCATTAAGTCAGCATGAACAGTCGACAAATCACCCTGATGCGACATTGAAAGGGAAAGGGTTCACGCAACTGAGCAGTGCCACAAACAGCGACAGTGAAAAACTGGCCGCAACGCCGAAAGCAATTAAAGCCGCCATCGCGGCTGCCGTGCGCCAGGCGTGGGAGATTTCACACCCCATCGGACTCAGTCTGTTTTTCTTCGAGAACGTGAACCCTAACACGCTGTGGAGCTGGTCAACATGGGAGTATACCGGCGAAGATCGAACAGTCCGCATTGCTAAAAGGGACGGATCAAACGTCGGGAAAATCGGCGGCAGCGATACAGTAACCCTTGCGAGATCTAACCTGCCCGCCGAGAAAGTCAAAGTGTCCGGAACGGCTAGTGAAACCGACCTTGGAACGAAAAGAACAAAACTTGGCGGCAAGCACGTTCATCACGGTGTACCTCAACGCAATAGTAACTACGAGCTAGGGGGCAATAACCGTGTGTTCTTCGACCCATACGCAGAAGGTGATACCGATGAGGGTGGCGAGCATAATCACGAAATGGAATTAGGCCCACATAGCCACCCCGTATCAGGAGAAACCGAACGATTAGGCCAAGGCCAGGCAATCAGTATCGTGGAAAGCCATATGTTTCAAATGTGCTGGCGCAGAGTGGCGTAAAAGCCCATTAATCAACGACAAGAAAGCCCCTCGCGGGGCTTTTTCTTTACCTGCAGTACAGTCATTCAGCGCTATGCATCAGCCGAACAGACCATTTACCGAATCAGACACTGAGTTAATCGCCTTGGTTGCGCTGGTGCGTAGATCGCCCAGCACGTCGCTGGCGGATGTTGTTTGCAGTTTCTCCCTGAAATCGCTATCGACCCGGCTCAGGCTGATAGTGAACTCAATTTTTTTCGCATTTCCATAGCGGTCAAATTCTGACTTCCCTCGCTCCAGCCGCGTCATGACATACATACCGTAGATCCGGCCGTCACCCTCAATCAGCGGCCAGGGGCGCCCGGCATAGCCGATAGTCTCCAGCGTATACAGCGATACGCCACCGCCGGTGACTTCAGGGTATAAAACACCGTCAAGCGTAATGCTTTCCTCTCCCGAACCAATGTACTGCCAGGCGGCTGACTGGTTAATGCGCTCGTTCTTCACGTGGCGCCACTCCTGTGAATGGCGCAATTGCTGATACGGGAGCGTGCGCAGCGTAAAAACAAACATCCCGAAAACCATCATCATGATTTTGTCCTCCGTTAATCTCGATCGCGGAATGACCCGCGGTTACCTCTGGCTGTGCTGGCCATCGCGTCTCGTACAGCATTACGGGCGATGCGTTCCAGTTCCTGATCCGAACGCTTGCCCACATCGTTGAATATCAATTGGAAGATGGGCGCCCCACCACCGGACGCGGAAACCGGCGTCATCGCGGCCGGCTGCGTCGCAGCAGGTACCGAGAGCACCCCGCCGCTGGCCGCCGCAACACGTGATACAGGCTGCGGCATGACGCGCGCCTCTTGGTACGCCCCACGCAGCGCCAGTGCCTGCGGAAGATTTTTAAAGACAATATCCCCAGGGCCGATCCGTTTCGTTGCGGCTTTGGTATTGTCCGCGGTGGCCTTGGTGCTGCCGGCTATTTCATTCAGTCGGCGTTGCGTGCCAGTGTCACCGGTCAATACGGGCGGCGGTGTCCCCAGCTTAGGATCTGTTGTGGCCGCCCCCGTAGGTAGACCCGGGCCCGCCCAATTCCACCCCTTCTTAACCATTTTTTTCTGCTGGGGATCCCACTCCCACATCACAGGTTGGTTACGTAAGCTTTCAGCTTTGCGTCGCGCCTGCTCTATTGCATCTGGGATCAGCCCCATCTTTTCCAGCAACCACCCCACGCCATCCATCAGCTTCGTGAGCGGATACAACAGAACTTGCAGCGCAGTACCTAACACCCGGCCAAACGTCTCTCCGGCGCTGGCGCATTTATCCAGCGTCTCTTTGCTGACCTGCATCGGTGATAGCAGCTTGGTAAACCAATTCCACACACGCCCAATTGCATCACCAATCACACCAAAAATCGGTGCAACTCGGGCAAATGCCTCGCGCAGTGGCGCCAGCGCCTCCATAACCCCTGAGCCAAAACCTTCAAAAAAGGCTTTGATCGGCTCCCAGTAACGCCAGATAAGCACGCCAGCAGCCACGAAAGCGGCTCCCACCAATCCGATCGGGCTAAGTAAGAAGGACAGCACCCCACCCAAAACAGAAACGGCACCGGTGATCAGCCCCCAAATAGCCGGCAAGCCACTCAACCTTAAGACTAGGCCGGCTACGCCTCTCGTGAGCGAGCCGAGAGCAGCAGCCGGGGCCAGGAAAATGCCCATCAACATACCGCGTAGCGGCATCAGCAGACCTGTCAAACCGCGGAAACCACCCGATAACGAGCCCAATATGCGAGACCAACCGCCAATTTTGGTCAAAGCAACACCGGACGCCCCACCGAGTCCGCGGAACATATCGATAGTCCCCTTCAGGCCCCGTCCGCCAGTGAGTACCGTAAAACCAAGATGCAACTTAGCCAGCGGGCCAATGAGTAAGCCGGTCGCAATACTGGCGATCCCCAACGCAGCTACTAGGGCAATGAGCGCGCTGGCAACCAACAGAATCGACTGCGCCAACCGTGGGTTTAATTTCACCCACTCACTCGCAGCGGTAATCGCCTCACTCAGCCCTTTCGTCAGCTTGCGCAGCGGTCCGTCAGCAGTTTCTTCTACCTGAATGCGGAACCCTTCCCAGGCTGAATCCAGGTTCTTCAGATCACCACCAAGGTTGTCAGCCATCACCTTCGCGGCTTTCAACGCTTCGCCCTGAGCCTTTTTCAAATCACTCAGCAGCTTCTGCAGTTCGCCGCTGCCGGCAGACAGTACCAGCGATTGGAATGCCTTTGCGGCCTCTTCACCGGCAATATCTTTGAAGAAGGAGAGCTGATCGGTATCGCCGTATTTCTTGATTTTTTTGTAGAGGTCGGACAGAACAACCTCAGCCGGTCGCATCTTACCGGTGGCATCAGCAACCGTAACACCCAGCTCTTTCAACGCGGCTTTTGCTTTCCCCGTAGGGGCAGCCAAACGCGAGAAGGTCGTTTGCAGGCCCGTACCCGCAATACTTCCCCGCAAGCCCACGTTAGCCATCACACCGATCATGGCCGTGGTCTGCTCAACGCTGACACCGAGGTTAGACAGCCCCGTACCGGCATATTTCATCGCTTCGCCGATGTTCTGCAAGTCGGTATTGGTGCGGGTAAAAGCTCCCGTCAGCACATCACTGACGCGATCCATTTCCTTAGGATCAAGGCGGAACTGAGAAAGGATGTTCGAACTGATATCCGCGGACTCGCCGAGATCCATACCGCCAGCCAACGCCATGTTGAGCACGCCAGGCAACGCAGCCTGAATTGCCTGCGGCGTAAAACCTGCCATTGCCAGGAATGCCTGACCGCTGGCGGCATCGCGGGTAGTGAACGCAGTTTCACCGCCAAGCTTTTTAGCTTGGGCGCGCAAATCGCCTAACTGTGAGGAATTTTTATCAAGCCGTGTTAGCGCCTGAACGCGCGACATTTCCGCATCAAAACCCACGGCCGGTGCCAGGAACCGTCCGCCGCCATAGCCTGCAGCCGTGGCGCCTAAAGCCATTCCCATGCCTGAGCCACGCAACTTGCCAGCAGTATCTTTAGCGCGGGAATATCTGGCTTGCGCCTGAGTGACGGCGGCGAGTTGGTGCCGTTCGCGCTCCAGCTGTTGGTTGTACTGTTCAGTGCGCCGGATGGCACTTTGCACCGCTCCGCTGCCGGCCGACAGGTTTACGCCGTGCTGACGCACCGCCTGAGCGGCATCACGCAGTTTGGCGGTCTGCAGGCTGTAGGTTTGCGTCAACCGGGAGAGTTTGCCGCGCAGGGTTTCCAGGTGCGCCGCCTGGGCGTCGGTAAGTTGTCCGCCTTCCCGCACCACTTGATTCAGGCCGGTAAATTCGCGTTTCGCACGGTTAATTTTTTGCGCAGTGTCGTTGGCCTGAGTACGTAGGCGATCGAAGCTGGCAGCCTGTTTGTCCAGGTCTTTAACGGCACTTTGGGTTTTCTTGAGGGAGTCAGAAAGGCCGCCAACTGCTTTGCTGGCGGCGTTAACCGGGCGGGTAAGTTTGTCGATCGCGCTGAACGCGACGCGAATACTAAGATCCATGGTCGTCCTCTTCGTCTTCATCGTCATGGTTGCCGCTGCGGATGGCGGCGCGCTGGCGCCAGGCCATCAGCTCGCGCAGCTCCATGCCGTACATCTCGGAGGGCGGCCAGTGAAAAACTACAGCTACGTCAGCGATAAGATCGTCAACGGTTGAAAACAGAGGTTCCCTTACTTGCTCTCCGTCTCCGCCACGCCCGGTACGGACGGCGCCGCTTTGGTCAAAAAAGGCGTCAACTCTTCGATGAACGAAACAAAATCGCCTGTATCCAGCGTGGAAATTTCCAGCGAGGTCAAAGCCGGCGAGGTCACGCGGGTTAACAGTGTTGAAATAGCGTCATAATCGAAGTTGAGCACATCGACCAGGCGCAGACCGCGCAGGGAGCCTGCCTGCTTGATGGTATCGGTAATAACGACAGTACTGATTTCTTTGTTGTCGCGTTTAATCGGGGTGGTGAGAGTGACTGACATTGTAAAGTTCTCCAGGCGGCAGCATGTGCCGCCTTCAAAATAAGTTAAGGACTAAGACGGCGCTATCAGCTACCCATACCAAGCGCTGAAGTGATGCGGTCCGGGTACAGGTTTGCCCCGTTGCGCTTATAGATAAAGTTCAGCAAGTCAATTTCCAGCAATGCCTTATCATCCACCGACAGCTTGTAATAGGTGTTTTTGATGGCATAGGTGTGGTTGGTATCGTCGCCCTGCTTGGCTTCACCGGGATCAATTTCGGTGATACGGCCGCGCATCTCGACTTCCATCAGCGAACTGGTACCGCCGCTGTAGATTTCGCCAACAAAGCGCAGACGCATTTCGTCAATATCGCCGCCGTATTTAAGGATCAGTTCCTCAACAACGCCGCCGACTACCATGGATGCGTCCAGGGCGCCGCCATCCAGGCCGAGATCCACCGCTACCGCACCCAGCATCCCCCCGCCCTGATAATCCTCAGTTTTGCGGGTGACCTTTGGCAAGGTGACGCTGGGAACTTTGCCGATGTGATTGGTGCCATCGATAAACACCGTAAACAGCCGAAGTTTCTTAGGGATAGCCACTTATGCCCCTCCCAGCGACGCAAAGGCCGCTTCGTAGTATTGATCGGTGAAGGTCTGGATCATGGTCAAATCTTCCAGCGGCGGCACCGGGCTGTAGTTGTAACGCACTACCGCCTTACCCTGACGAATACCTGTCGTTGGGTTATCCACGATATCGAACCAGCACGCGGCGCCAATCAGTTTGCCGGCGGTGACCAGTCCTTGCAGCTTGGCATCAATGCCGCTGACCACATCTTTGACGTTGGCTGGCGTTAGCGGGGTATCCACCGTAGTGAACTGCGCTTCCGCAATCGTATCTGCCAGGATCTGCGCGGTACGGGTGTACACCTCAAAAATGTACTTTTCCGTATCCGTGGTGCGGTTGCCCCAGAATCGAAAGCCGTCACGCTTAATCAGCGTGGTGACCTCGTTGGCATTCAACTCGTTGGCGTCTGAATCTTCCGCCTGCAGCGCCCAGAAAACATCTTTGGAAATACCGAGCACATTGCTGACCGCCACATTTGACAGTGACTTATGCCAGCCCTGCTCATTGTCGATCTTGGCCCGAAGCCCCAGCGCATAAGCCACAGACGGAAACTCTTCATTTTCGCCGGACAGCTGGTTGTAGGCGATGAAGTTAGGCCAGAGCAACATGCCTTCACGCTCTGCGAACTGCTCGCGATAGGCTTTTGCCTCGACGATCGTCTCGCAGCTATCACAATAGCTGTAGGAGAACGCCCGCAGTTGCTTGGCGATCACTCGCAGTTGAGCGGTGACTTCCTGAGTGTCATACATTGGCACGCCGAGAATGCGTGGCCGGTAGCCCACTTTCTGCTCGGCGGTCAGCAATGCAAACATACCGGTATAACTGCCGTCAGCCTGGGAGCCGCCGATAATCAGTTGGGATTGCGTAGGCGCACCCTCTTCTGTGCCGGCAGCAGCCACGCGCACCACGATGACCCGCGTGCTCACCTGGTCGGAAATGGCTTTCAGAGATTTGTATAGGGAACCGGTTTTACCTGCTTTGCCGAGCACGCTGATAACCCGCGTGATCAAAACCGGCGTGTTTAAGGGGAAAGTGGTAGCGTCAGCATCTTCCGCAACTGCGACCAGACCGATGACCGTTGAATCAACGTCATTGATCGCAGTCTGCAGGTCGGTGTTTTCCTTGACGCGTGCACCATGAAAAAAATTGTCGGTCATACTGTACCGCCATCATGCTTGTGAGTTCAGGGCAATATTCGCCGAAAAATGTCGGCCCGACACGTGACGCCGGTTGTCATACATCAGCGACAACAACGCGCGGTTTTCCCCATCGCGCGCGCATGAAACCATCAGCGTCAGAGGGGTAAACCATGGCACTGATGACAGACTCAATCGACAAGGCAAAATCACTACTGGATGAAGGAACGGGGGCGATTAAGGATTACCAGGCTGAGTTGTCCCGCGTGCCAGCATTTGGCGTATTGCTGGGCGGAAAGGCGTTAGCTGTATTGGATGAGCGGATAATGTCACTGGAAATGACGGACAACCGCGGCTTTGAGGCGGATGAATTAACGATCACCGTGGATGACAGTGACGGCCAACTCCAACTGCCGCCGCGAGGTGCTGAGCTTTCCGCATCGCTGGGCTGGCATGGTGAGGCATTGGTCTACAAAGGCGTTTTCATTGTTGATGAAGTGGCGCACTCCGGGCCGCCAGACACCATGACGATCACCGCTCGCAGTGCAGATTTTCGCGATGAGTTTAACGTTAAGCGTGAGGTGTCCTGGCATGACGTTACGGTCGAGCGAGTAGTGTCTGCTATTGCCAGACGGTATAGCCTGAAACCGATCATATCCGAGTCGCTAATAGGACTGGAGATCGACCACGCAGACCAGACGCAAGAAAGTGATATGTCTTTCCTGACGCGCATGGCTGAAATGCTGGGTGCCATCGCCACGGTGAAGAACGGCAGCCTGCTGTTTATCTTGCCCGGTGGCGGCATCAGTGCAACCGGTAAAGCATTACCTTCGTTCGCCATCACCCGCAGCAGCGGCGACCGCCATTCGTTCCGTATCGCAGACCGCGACGCCTATACGGGGGTGCGCGCTTATTGGCTGGATCTGGAGTTTGGGAAAAAGAAGAAAGTCACAGTAAAAAAACGCAAACCTGAGAAAAAGAAGGTGGAACGTAGCAGCAACCGTGAAGGTGATTATCTTGACGGCGAGGACGGTAATGTTTATGTGCTGCGCAAAACCTACAATAACGAAATAGCCGCAAAACGAGCCGCTGCTGCAAAGTGGCAACAGCTAAAACGCGGGGCTGCTGAATTTACTCTCACGCTGGCCTACGGCCGTGCCGATTTATACCCTGAAATGCACGGCACTGTTACCGGATTTAAAACGGATATCGATAATCAGGATTGGATTATCGCCAGGGCAAGTCATTCTATTGATGGAAACGGCTTTACCACTCGACTTGAGTTTGAAGCAAAAATACCCGAATGGATTGCAGAAAGTGGATAATGACGGCCATAATGTCAGGGAGTTCAACTCCCGCCATGGGAGGCCATCATGTTTGTTTGCCCAATCTGCGGTGCCGTCGCTCGCACGCGTACCAGTCGCCGTCTCAGTGAAATGACAATACGGCAATATCACCAATGTCAGAATTTCGAATGTAGCATCACGTTCACGACACTAAATAGCGTTGAAAAATTGGTAACCAAGCGCGGCCCTAGTGATGTGTTACCGCCCGACTTTATCCCGCAGGACGCCTTCCCCACATCCCACTATGGGCGCGATCAACTCAATCTATCACTGTGACCCGCCCCGCCTATGCGCGGGGTTTTATCATTTATTTTCATGACTGTAGAGATCCACAGCCTGAAAACAAAGGTCTTAATGTGGACAATAAAAATAAAAAACACTTACAAATCAATATTAAAACCAATAAAAAAGGGAGGCTTTCGCCTCCCTTAAAACTCCCCTGCCTGAATTAATGGTTACGGATGTATTCGTCCATATCCGTTTTCAGGTTATCAGATTTGGTACCAAAGATAGCCTGAACGCCAGAGCCTGCGACAACAACGCCGGCAGCCCCCAGTTTTTTCAGGCCAGCCTGGTCAACCTTGCTCACGTCTGCCACGCTAACGCGCAGACGAGTGATACAGGCATCCAGGTTGGTGATGTTTTCTTTACCGCCGAAGGCCTGAACCAGCGCCGCAGACATTTCAGAACCGCCCTGAGTAACCTGCTCAGAAGCCGTGTCTTCACGACCTGGGGTTTTCAGATCCAGCTTGGCAATCAACACGCGGAAGATGGTGTAGTACACCAGACCGTAGATGATACCCACAATTGGGAACAGCCAGATTTTGCTGCTGTTGCCGCTCAGTACGATAAAGTCGATCAGACCGTGCGAGAAGCTGGTACCGTCACGCATACCCAACAGGATACAGATCGGGAACGCAAGACCCGCCAGAATGGCGTGGATTACGTACAGAATCGGCGCAACGAACATGAAGGAGAACTCGATCGGTTCGGTGATACCGGTCAGGAACGAGGTCAACGCAGCGGAGATCATGATACCGCCGACTTTAGCGCGGTTTTCCGGCTTGGCTGAGTGCCAGATGGCAATCGCGGCAGCAGGCAGACCGTACATTTTGAACAGGAAGCCACCAGACAGTTTACCCGCAGTCGGGTCACCCGCCATATAACGTGGGATATCGCCGTGGAACACCTGACCTGCTGCGTTGGTGTATTCACCGATCTGCATTTGGAACGGTACGTTCCAGATGTGGTGCAGACCGAATGGCACCAGCGCACGTTCAACCACGCCGTAGATACCAAACGCCACTACGGGGTTCTGATACGCCGCCCATTGGGAGAAGGTCTGGATAGCCGTACCGATTGGAGGCCAGATGAAGGACAATACTACGCCCAGAACGATTGCCGCGAGGCCGGAGATAATCGGCACAAAGCGCTTACCGGCAAAGAAGCCCAGATATTCCGGTAATTGAATGCGGAAGAAGCGGTTAAACATATAGGCCGCGATGGAGCCGGAGATAATCCCCCCGAGTACACCGGTATCTGCCAGGTGTTTGGCCGCGATTTCTTCAGCCGGCAAGTGCAGCACCAAAGGTGCAACCACCGCCATGGTTTTCACCATGATGCCGTAAGCCACCACTGCAGCCAGTGCGGATACACCATCGTTATTGGTGAAGCCAAGGGCAACACCGATGGCGAAAATTAACGGCATGTTGGCGAAAACGGAACCGCCGGCTTCCGCCATCACGTGGGAGACTACCGCAGGTAGCCAGCTAAAGTTGGCGGAACCGACGCCCAGCAGGATACCTGCGATAGGCAATACGGACACCGGCAGCATTAGCGACTTACCTACTTTTTGCAGGTTTGCAAATGCGTTCTTGAACAT